CGGATAAACTACAGGTTGAGGCGGACACCAATGACACAGCGAATCTCTACGGACAGATGACAGAAGAACAAGGAAAAGAAGAACATTTCCGAGTTAAGAATGCAGCCCAAGACACAAAGAATCTCAAGAAGGTAGTCAATCTTGCTAGGAAGGATGCAGCATTCATCAAGAGAGAGGTGATGAATTGTGCAGAACCTTGGAGGGTGGATGTTAATTTCAACACGCGTAGACGAGTCATATTGTCTTACAAAGGAAGAGATTATCATTACTCTTTTAGGTCTTTTTCACCATCGCGATTTAGCATCTTCCGTGCAAGGACATTAGCTAAAATGAGGAAGATTAAGGCAGATAAGAAACTTCGACATGTACGTAGATTTGCGACCCACAATCGCTTAGCTTGTTCATCGTTGGAGGAATTTCTTCAAGCTTACGATCTTCATGAAGCTTACGAGAGGATACAACAAGGAGATGCGGACTACGAACCAGCCTACGACCCCTCGGTTATGACATATGGAACAGAGGTACTTTCAGAATCTCTGCCCAGATGGCATAATTGGGAGAATCACAAGCTAGGAACAGAAGGTTTAGCTAGTGGTTGGACACCGACTGAATTTGATGGAGAGACCCATCACCCTTCAGGAGGAGTTAGAGCAGATAAAATTGATCGTTTCAAGAAACACCAGTTTGGAACAGAATTTTGTTTGAACCAGCGGGATTGGGATCTCGTAGAATCTTTCGACCGAGAAGGACAAATGGAAACAACGGAACAGGAAGCTGATTTAGTAGCTGAAGTGACACAGGCCTCAAGCCAGGGGTTTACTGTACAGGATGCTACTACACACATGATTAAGACCGAACCAGCAGGGACAACCACCACTTTGAGCAATTTACCAACTTGGGATAAAGAAGATTGGACTAGCAAACCAGTTTTCCTAACCAATGTTGATTGGTCACCCTCGGATGCACCTGGCTCAATCAAGAAAATCACTTTTCCTGATGTATTGAGCACACTTGACGATTATCCTATTCTGAACATTATTAGACGGCATTATCGTGTGTCATACCGACCAGAGTACATTATCACGATGAACTCAACATCTTTCCACTCTGGAATGATGCGAATAGGTGTGATTTACGAGAGCTCGACTAATCCGACAGATCAGGAGTTGAGTGAACGGATGAATTCAGTCAGTGCTTTAGAGTTCGTAGCCAACGAACCCAAACAGCTAACACTGGACGCTTCTGTAGCTTGGCCCCACCCAGAATGGAACCCTTCTAGCGTGCGAAACAATCGGTTTTCTGTACAACATCAGTTAGTCTTTCGAGTTGTCTCACAATTGAGAGTGCCAGAGTCATCTACACAAACGGTTTCTATGACTGTGCATATGAGATTCAAGGATCTCACTTTGCGTGGCCTAAGAAATCCAACGACATTGCTACCTACCTTTGAATATCCCTCCTTCTCATTAGAGGAGCTTTCAAGGCAAGGACAAATGTTTGATTGGGTTAAAACTGTTAAGGACGGAATAGGAATGGCGGCCAATATGTTGCAAACATCGCAATTTGGCTTTCCATTATTGGATTTTTCTGGTTCAGGAACATCAGGAACAGCACTTGGAAGGACCATGACAGCTATTACAGCCGGTGAAGGACATGTCCCAACAAATACGACCACAAACTTTTTGGAATTGACAAAGAACAAAATTTTGATCACAACCTTGGAATGGACTACGAACGAGAGTTTTGGAGAAGTTTTGCTAGAAACTGCCTTGAATCCCATGGCATTTAATGGTGAATCTTCAACAATACTCACCCGACTACTGACTACATGTTCACGAGCGCGAGGAGATTTTGATATTCATATTCGAGTCTCTAAGAATCGTTTTCAGAATGGTCGTTTGAAAATTTTTATCCGACCTCCCCCAGATGAAAATGCGGTTTATACACGATCTGACAATCCTGATCATTTTGGAACAACGATTCTTGATTTGAGTGAGAATGATGAAGTTGTCATCATGGTGCCCTTCAATGGACCAAAGGCTTATAAGGAGATCCCATTAGTCCCCTTAGCCCTAGGTAGTGATTCAAATTTTAGTTGGGGAGAGTTGGTGATACAAGTGTTGAACCCTCTCATGACTAACGATGCTGGATCCTCAGCTGTCACAATGGCTATCAGTGTGATTTTGAGACCATCATTTGAGGTTTTTGACCCCACTTATTTTTTGAAAAGACCAGAAGTAACTTACTTGACTTCAGCAGATGCCTCATTGCTAAACACCATGGTACAGAGTCTGGAAAATGGAGTTTTAACAAAGACACCAGCCCAGATTCTAGATCTCTTGTTGGAGGCTACGCGAGAAGGACAGATGTTGCAGCAGGAAGGAGCTGGAGCGATGGAAGTGACAACGAGCGCGGATACTGCAGAAGGAGTGAGTCCTGACGGAGACGGTGTAGCTACATTCGACCATACAGCGCACCTGGAACAAATTGGAGACATTATGCAACTGGCCACAAAACAACGACCACTCGTATTGGAACGATTACCTGGACAACGGACCGTATCTTACAGGATACACCCCCACCCCAAGATGAAGATGTTGACTAAGGATGGGTTATTAGTAGATCTTGAAGCTTTCAACGAGCTAATGGATTGCTATACACATTGGCGTGGTAACTTCATAGTGGATGTTTTGACAAACTCGTTTGTTATGAATAAAGCTATGTTATCAGTCGATTATTATCCAGTAGATGAACCTACCCTTGGAATCCCCCCTACTGAGCGAAGCCTATTGAACGCAGATGATGTGGTTTACCATGTACCTGCTACAGTTGATTTTACTCAAGATCCTCGATTGTTAGTTATGCCTTCCCCAGTAGCAACTCCCGTACCAATTAGAGTTGTTGACCTTTTCTTCACCCCGGAGAATATTGGACATCAACTGAC